ATGCAGGAAGTTGTTTTTTCCAGTACCCGCCCCCCGTCGCCGAATATTCCCCGGCTGTATTATTCCAGGTATACAGGCCATTTACGGCCCCATAATAATCATCAGTCTTGTACAGTATTGCATGTGTATAATCGGCCCCCGATAAGGCCGCCAGGCCTGTCGTAGAATTTACTGTTGTCACCTTCATGCCTGTAGGTGTTTCAACTACATTTCCACTGGAATCTACACCCAAATAATATGCGGCAGTGCCCGATTTTGTGCCCGTACCATAATCGACCAAATTAAGATGCTTGCCAGTGCCATGTGTGGCTATGTAAGCATTTCCACCGGCCACTGCTTTGAAGAATGAATAATTAAAAGGTGAAAGTGAACTGTTGGCAAACAGGCCACATAATACACTGGTATCTAATGTCGTATCTGTATTGCCCTGGATCGACGTGTAACCGGCCGCCCCTGATGATAGCAGTTCAATATAGCCATCAGCCTGCATAAATAAGTCGGCAGTATGGCCCCCTATCTGTTCTGCATGCAGATTGAAATCATAGATATTGATATCAAATAACCTGTCTTCGCCGGCCGTATCATCTTCGCCGGCCTTGCCGAATTTGGATGCTGCCGCCGGTTCCCCTTTCAGGCCATGATACAGTTTGCCATTCAATGGATCACCGATAAAGATCATCTTATCTGCTTCATCAGTAGTCATTAAACTTTCATCGGGCAGTTCATTTATTTTTTTGTCAGCCATAAAACATAATTTTGTTTTCAGGGTTTAGCAAAATTGACATTTGTATTATTTGTAGTAAGATAAGCGGCAGCCTGTTTGCCGCTTACTCTTTTACTCATACCGTACCCTTTCAGTGTCTTCGTCGATGATCAAAAAAGTATCTTCCAAAAGTTCGATCACTAATTCGCCCGTCCCCTGTCCTTCCAGGGAATATTCCCAGGTGCTATTATAATTCCAGGGCCGCGAAATGGAAGTGATAATAAATGATCCTGAATATCTCTGGACATTGCCGTCAATATCCTGGCTGTAAAAAGTAAATTGAATCTCTTCAAAATTCGCCTGTTGTGTGGATAGCGTAGTAACCAGGTAATTATTGTCAGAAATAAGGCCTGCAGCCGAAATAGTAAAAGACATTCTAAGGCCCAGGAAAGTTTTCCATTTGCCTGTTGTTAAGGTCGAAGTTTCCCCCAGGTCTGCCGTTGTCGTTACTGTGGCTGATCTTGCGCAGCATATCGGCAAAGTGGAGTCACCGTCCACAATTGCGAATATTACGTCTTTGCCCTGGATAACCATTTGTTACGTTTTTTCAAAGATGTAATCAAATTTATAAGTCAGTTCGGCCGCCGTTTCATCATCGGTAAATATTTCCCAAAGTGTGGCCTTAAACGAATGTTCCATAAAATTAAATTCTGTCACGCCGAAAATAAAATTTAACCCTGGCAGCATATCGATCTGAAGGACATTTAAAATGGAAGTAAGGGGATCATCGTAATTTAATGATCCTTCGATTATTGTTCGGGGCGTCCATTGCATCAGCTCCCTTTCCAGTGTAGTTATTTCGCCAAGTCTTTTTTCTTCATCAATCGCCGATCTGTGCCAGGCTGCAGTAAGTGTAAAAAATTCTTCCCCTGTTACCGCTGAAGTAAACAAGGCCCCGGCCAGGCTATGCTTTGGTGTATCATCGATAAAGATTTCCTGGTCAAATACATTTTTAGGGTTTGCCTCTTGTTGCTGTCTGTGATAGTGGCCTATTATACTGGCAGTCTTGTTTATGTAAGGAATATGTTCAATAGAAAAATCTTTATAGTAAGTATCCCCGCCCCCGTTATCTGCCTGATTTAATTTGATCGAAAAAGTGCCATCCACTGGCACCCCCAAAGATTCCACTGAAAAGGTTGTCCATTCGTTTATGTTTTGCGCGGCTGTCCAGGTAAAGACGGCCCCGCCTGTAGTTGACCATGATCCGTCTAATGTAGTTCCATTCTGAAAGTTTATTCGATATTCGTCAATGGTATCATCAGTCTCAAAAAGGAAAGTAAGATTTGCCGGGCCAGTATTGCTGCCTGTTGTCTTAAATGAGAAAGACACATTTACCCGGTCAAATTCGTCAATAAAAAAGGATGATGATTCCAGCCAGGGGCCGCCGTATACGCCCCCTGAAATAACCAGGTACCTTTCCTTTTCTGTTTCATCTGTACTGTCAGGAATAGGTGTTGTGATCACCCTTATAAAGAAATCTGTTGGCTGATCAGGATCGCCGTCGAATAAGGTATACCAGTATTTTAATGCATAGTCCCGGACATTATTTCCGTCCCCGTCCACCGTTTCAGAAATCAGGGTGCCCAATTCATCCAGGTTTATATTCCTGATCAGGTTTGTGGGTTGCTGATAGTTGAAAGTAAACTTTGAATATTTAAAGGGCCTTAATATGGATCGCGTGGCATCTGCATTGAGGAAAAGAATGTTTCCTGCCACTGCCACTGTCTTATTTGGATCAAGGGTAACGGCTGCCCCTGGCACTGCAAAGGTTTCATCATACTCATTGCCTGGGACTGCATTATCCGTAAATAAAGAAAGTTCAGGCCACCTGATCACAATCCACTTGCCGCCGGCCTGGAATAATGTGGCATTCAGTGGGAATAATATCTTTTCAATTATTTCATACAAGTTTGTCCAGGTGCCATCCTCTGACTGAAACATGCCACTGAAGAGATGTGTCTGTAAAAACATATCCGCTGTGGCATCATCCCCCCGATCATCTTCGCTGTTCTCATAAAGGTTATTATAAATAACAAAGGGGATTTCCAGGCCTGTCTTTCTTAAGGCCGTTTCCAGGTACTTGAACAGGGAAAGTTTATCCAATACTTTCAGGGCCGTGTAAAGTGTCCAGGTTGCTGAATAGGTGCCAGTGGGTGAAATATGTTCGACTACATGGATCACCAACACCGTCCCTGTCCAGGTTACGGCGTCAATGGTGTAAAGGGTGCCATCAATATCTATGAAATCCATTTTTGTCACATCAGGGCTTACCATGATGATCGGGGGAGTAATAAATACAACATGATCCGATGATAATGGGGGAAAGACGGTGATTGTGTTTGTGGCTGAAGCGTATATTTCTTTATAACCGGCATCTTCAAAGGCCGTATCAAAGGGAATATTTTTAAGCAGTGCAAGGTTATCAGTGCCCTTCAGTTGCACTGGATAGGCAGCATCCGTGAATTGTTCCTGGCAGGAATCCTGGATGATAAACCCTACCCATAAAAGTGTAGGGCCTGTTAAGTGATAAAATTCAATCTTCCAGGCTTCATCGTCTTCACTGTAAAATTCAGTTAATGGTATCAGGCCGGTATTGTAGAAATTTATTGTGCATTCACTTGCGCGAATAGGATTAATTATATTTTCGTCGCCGCTTTCATGGTTTAGCAGAAATGGATCACTGGCCCCGATCAGTTGTGTTGTTTCATCTTCATAGTCCTTTAGTAAAAGTTTGACACTGAAATTTTCACCCTTCCTGGATTGAAACTGTATTTCGTATTTGGTACCATATGCCATTATTAATAAGTTCTGTTCCTTCTTTGATTAGTTCTGGATTGCAGTAAATAAAGATCATTGCCCCTGATCCTGGTTTCCAGCACAATCGCTTGCTGATTAGCCGGCTGAATAAATTCACGTAGCCTGTTTAATGGCATAACAACTTCAGTGCCCCTTTCCCCGATCAGTGCCCTCGTGGGGCCTGTAACAATTCCACCTTCAGCCATTGCCATTCCCTTGACGCTGTTCTGTATGATTGCGCCAAGTGCGACAAGGCCAATGCCGGCTGCCAGGGCAACAAAGGGATTTAGTGTCTTCAGTGCCTTTTGTATGGCTTCCAGGCCTATTGCCAGGCCGATCAGTGTTTTGCCAAGCTGTATCAACATGCCGCCCAACATTTCAAACAGGGGGGAAAATATGTCGCCTTTGCCAGTGACTGCATTTCCTATTCCTTCGCTGATTGCTGAAGCAAGGCCGCCGGAAAGTTCCCCCGTTATTTTTTCAAATTCAGCATTAAATTGCTCTGCCAGGGATATTCCTTTTAATACGGCTTTGGGCACTAACTTAACAGGGATTTCAGGAATGATAGGGACTAACTGTTTTGCGACTTTGTTCGGGGGGATCGGTTTTATCTTCAGGTCTAATGTGGGCACAATGTCAACCGTACCCTTTGCCATATTATTAAAGGCCTGCCCGATCTGCCTTACTGTATGCAATAAGGATTGCAGCCTGGGATCATCAGCCGCCACACCTAACTTTATAAGGGCAGAAATTCCCTGATTGATAGCATTGATCATTTGCGCCCTGAAATCCCCGCCGATCCCCTCTTGCTCACGCCTAAAGGCCCCTAATGTTTCTGTCAGGTTCTTAAATACTTCATCTATTTTTTCGGCTTCTGTCTTTGTCTCTTTTGTCTTTGTACCTACTGCAGCAAAATTTTTAATGGCCTTTTCCTGGACGCTGTTAAATTCTGCCGTTGTGCCCGTTAATTCAAATGTTACATCTTTATAGTCTGTTGTGGCCTGTTCCAGGGCCTTAAAAGCCACCCTTGCCTTATTGATAGCATTTACATTTCCCAGGCCGCCCGTCCCGCCAGTGCCCCCTGAAACAACCAATTTATTTGCTTCATCAGCATCCTTCGCCGCTACCGTATATTCTTTTAATGCTTTGGCATATGTCTTTGAAGCATCTGACTGCTTCAGTGTCAAATCTGCAATCTTATCGGAAAACTTTGCTGCTATGGCCTGGTTTATTAAGGCTTCAGTGAATTTATTTACTTCATCAGTTACGGCTTTGGTATTGATATTTACAAGTGTCAGTTTTTCACCATGTTCACCCAGGATTTTATTTGCTTCTGTTAAGGCTTCATTTCGTTCAGCTATTGATTTCGTGGAATCTCTTGCAATCTTTACAAAACTTTGCAGTTGCACACCTGTTGACCTTGCCCCTTCAGATGCTTTATCTTCAAATTCCTTCAGCCTGTCAGTAAACTCTTTTTGCTTCTTTGCTGCTTCGCCTGCCCCTCTTGTCCAGTTAGAAAGACCTACCTGGGCAAATGATATCGCTGCAACTACTGCAGAAAAGGCCAGGCCCAGGCCACCGGCTGCAGGAAGTAATTGTTCCAGGTTATTTGATATGGCAATAAAGCCAAAAGGCAAATCCTGGATTACCCTGGTAAGGCCCGTTAAGTTAGTGGATGATTTTCCCAGGCCTTTGATCCCGTCTTCTACTTTTTTTGCCTGGGCCGGGATATCTTTTAATTTGTCGCCCAGGTTTGGGAAAGTCTTTACACCCCCGCCGAATTTTGCGACTGTCTGTGATAAGGCATTAAAACTTTGATTGGTCTTCCCTGCCGCCGTCGCCGTTTCAGAAAGTTCTACCTGGACAATGTTTAAGCCACTTACGGCCCCTTCGACTTTCGACCCTATGACAATATCCAGTGCAGCTATATCAGGCATCTTTCTTTTGTTTTATCTTATCATGCTTTTCCACAATTCTTTTAAATTCTTCCTTGTCAGTTTTCCGATTCATCTGCTTTCTTATTTCCTTCCACATATCAGGATCGACTGTAACAGGTTCATAAGACTCTTTTCTTTTATCGATTTCCAGGGGCCACAATTCGCGGCAAAACCTTTCATAGTTCTGCTCTTTCATGTAAGGGGCCAAAGAAAGGAAAGTGGCATACCTATGCTCCCAGGATGTAAGCTGTTGTTTATGTGCGTAGCCAATACATAAGCTATTCAGTTCATGGGGCAATAAGCAATAATAATCAAAGGGCAATAAACCGATTTCACCAAATACCAGGCTATGGACTTCCAGGTAATCTACCCGGCCAGTTCCGTTATCTTTTTTTTTAGTTCCTGATCAGGATCGCCGTTTCCACCCTGGCTGATCAATCCCTTTAATACCTGGCTATTCAGAAATACTTCGCTGATCCTGGTCAATTGTTCCTGTTCATTATTGGCCATCGATTCATCTACCCAATCCGAAATTTGCTCAAAAGTCAGGTCAGGTTCAATCTGCTTTGCATAGCAATTGCCCAGGTACCCGATCCATATCACTGTTGTAAAATTCTTTATGTTTCCTGCCTTGCCCTTTATGGTTTCATACTGTTCAAAGGCATACATATTGAATTTAAGGCCAATCCTTTTGCCCTGGATCATTATTTCCACGTATCCGTTTGCTGTCATGATGCCGTTACCGTTTGCGTAATGTCACCCTTTACTGATATGGTGCCCGAAAACTGTCCTACTGCATTATTATCATAGTTTTCCCCATATGCCGAAAAAAATCCCTGGCCCGTCTTTGTCATATCCCCGCCTGTAGCTGTAACCGGCCCGATCTTCCAGCCTATTGTTGTTTTATCCTGCCAAAGATCGAAAACTGTGGGGGCACTATCCTGGTCGGCATCATCAGGATCAAGTAGGGTTTGCGCCGTAAATGGAATTGTGGCCGACTGATCCCCAGGTGTTGAATCCAGGCCGCAAAATGAACTGGCATCATTGCTTGCTGTTGTGGCTGCCAGTGAAAAATTCAAAAGACATACTACAAGATCGTAGCTTGTGCCCCCTGCAGGATCGATGAAAAGTAAATATGAATTTCCTGTAATCTTTCTTTCTGCCATGACTGAAGAAATTTAATTGTGAAAAATATTAAATCGAAAAGTTATAAATCTGTTTAAGTAAACAAAATTGTTTGTCATTAATGCATCAGTTGTAATATCATTTACAAGCTGTATTGAACAGTTCTGAAATCCCGTTAAGGAAAGTTTTGTTTGCCTGTCAGGATAAATGGCCCCGTATATGGCCGCCGCTATTGTACCCAAAGATGATCCTGAATTTGCCTGGCTGTCACGCGAATAAATGCTGATCTGTATTGTCGTATCAGTGTCACTGGTCGACTGTGTCGAAGCATCCACATTTGCAATGGCATTGATAGTGACATAAACATTATCTGTTCTGTATGCCGGCAGATATGGGTAATAAACAGGGACAGGCGTAATGGCTGCCAGGATCAAATCATAAATTTCCTGTTGTAATATGTCATTTACGTTTTTCATGATTTTAATGCTGCTTCGACATCTGAAATAATTTGCGCCCTTCGGCTTTCGTAGGCAGGATATAAAAAAGGATGTTGCTTTATACCATGCCTCAATATGCGAATTACCAGTACATAGGCAATATTATAAATGTCTTCCTCTGCTTTCTTTCCTGTCCTTCGCCGGCCCCCGGCTGTCACTCCATGAATCCCTTTTGATCGTACCCATTTAATCATGTTTTGGAAGAATTCTTCCAGTGATCCTTTTGACCGGCCCCTGAATTGCGCTGCGAATTGCTGCCAGTTTGCAGGCAGGGAAGAAACATATTGCGCCGCATAGTGCCCCGTCCCGAATTCGACATAGGCCGCATAAAAAGCATTGACTGTAATATGCTTTCTTAATGGTTCCTTCAGATCGGGTTCAATTGCATTATGCAATCCCCCCAGGTTTACAGGGCACAATTCTTTCGCCTTTGTGGCAATAGCAATTGCATTTGCATCTAATACCTTATCCACTTTTTCAACAATTTCCTGGGATGCCGCTTTCAGCTTTTGTGCGAAATCCCTGATACCTGTCACATCAATATAAATTACATCACTGGCCATCTTTACTGTGGATTTATTTCAGGATCACCCAGGGCCTTTATATCGGTTAAAAATTGCTCTGTTCTGGCCTTTACACTGTCTGCAAGTTGCTGCCCTGCCTCTTCGGCTTCCAGTTGCAATTCATCAATCTTTTCCTGGTAAGCCATTACATATTGATTCATATCCCCGGCATAAGCTGTGGCCAGGTCGATGATCTCTTTTATTGTTTCACGATCCATAAAAATTCGTTTTAACTGTTTGCAATTGTTTCACCTGAATAAATAACTTTTGTTGCTTCGGCCTGGACTGCAGGATCAATCTTCGCTGTAAGTGCAATCCCCTCTTTTGTTACCGGCCAAATTTCTTTAAGCCTGGCCTTATCGGGATCAATAAATACTTTGGGGATTTCATCTTTATAAGCAGTGCCCAGGGCCGTTAAATTATAGGTGCCCCGGTCGTTTAAGATAGGCTTATCATCATCCCCCGTTCCACTGATATAAATGAGAAGATCACACCGGCTTTCTTTTGCTGTTGTACGATATACCTTAAGGCAGTGGCCCCCTGGTCAATAGAAGGATAATCATCTATATGCCATTCATCATATATCAATTCTGTCTTGCCGGTAAAATTTAAGGCCCAGGCTGCAGTTTCTACGATCACATCTTTTGGATAGGTGCCCGTCTTTGTGGAAGTGTGAAAAGTTAAGTAATGGACAGGGATATTTTTATATCCTGTCAGTAGTTCCTTTACCTGGCCTGCCTTTCCTTCATCAGTCTGCAAGTCTGTATTATTCTTTACTGCATTGACAAGCTCTGTATGTACGGCCCCGGCTGTGAGATAAGGAATTCCCATTGCCCGGCCCACTTCAGTAAACCAGGTCAATTCCTGCAGATAGTCACTCATGGGGCCGCTGTGAAAATTGGCCGTTGTGGGTTCATTTTCGCACACCCAGGCTTTGATCAGGGGATTTTTGCCATACTTTGTAAATATGGCCGTTACCTGTTTTTTATAGGCCCTTTGATCAGTAGGAAAGGGGACAGGTACTTTATTACCTGTTTGCGGGTCACGCCCTACTTTGTCCCAATTGATATTTATTGACACATCTTTTCCCCAGGAAAGAATCTTTTCCAGTGGCTTATGTGATCCCGTAAAGTCTTTGGCTTCAATGGAAGTTCTCAATAAGTTCACTCCCAGGATATCTGCCAGCTTATTTACATCATCCACACTGGCAGGATTAATTAAGGCCCCGAATTGTGTTGGCATAAGTATTTTTATTTTATGGTTTCCTCTTTTTCTGTAACTAATCCATTCTCGCCCCTGGCTTTCATCTGTTCATGTTCCAGGCAGATTGCTGTCACATGATTAAAGGCATTCACAAAGTTTATGACTTCAATTGTACTCATAAAAATATTGCCCCTTTGCACTGCCCGATCTGAAAAGTGGCGAATGATCTCAAATGCTTTTGTTGTTTCCTGTTTCATATAATAAAAGAATTTGCTGTTGTAATAACTGGTCTGTCGATCATCTGTGTGACATTTGTACAGGTTGTCACCGTTCCTTCAAACGTATATATCTTTCTTCCCGTTGCATTGATATCCGTAAAGTCTACCCATCCCAAATTTGCGATCCCCGTTAAATTGATATTGGCCTTTGTTGCAGGCGTCCCACTTTTTACCAGGTAATGGCTGCCGGCATCAGGTGATCCACACCCAAAAGTTCCTGTTACATTATAGGTCGTACTGGCCGCAAGTGTAACAGTTACACCCGCCCCGATCACATTAAATGTCCCTGCCGTCCAGCCAGTGGCCCCCGCAAAACTGCAATTGCCACAATTCAGGGTAGTTACACTCAAGGCACCTGAAGGTGTAATGACTGCATTTGAAGCAACTTGCAGGGCAGGGATTGTCTTGCCATTTGTTGTAAGTGTGCAGGGGCCGGTATTAATGTTAAGCTGCCCCGTACCAGTAACGGCGAAAGTCATTCCACTGCTTAAAGTAATGTTACTTGTGAATGTAAGTGTGATCCCGGTAAGTATTGTAAGTGTGCCAGTGTAGCCAGTGCAATTAAGTGTCAGGCCTACTCCATTACTGCCCACATTACAAGTGGCCCCGCTTAATGCAGTAAAGAAAACATCATCTGCAGTGGTAGGTGCCGCCCCCACACTTGCGCCGCCGTCTGTGGCGCTCCAGTTTGTGGCCACTATCCAGCTATTATTACCCGTATTTCTAAAATATCGACTTGCCATTATGCTGCGAACGATTTTGTAATGTCTATTGCAGGATCAGTATAACTTCTTATGTTCACTGTATTTGATAAAGTACCATTGAAAACGTCTATCTGCTCCCCGCCACTTGCATCTATATCCGTAAAGCCTATATATCCAAGTGAACAGGTGCCCACTGCAGTAAGTGTCAGGTTTGCCCTTACGCCCCCTGTTCCTGATTTTATTGTAGGAAAGGCCGCCCCTGATGCCAGTATGGCCTGCAGTAAACTTGTTACTGTATAGGTAAGGCCTGCCCCTAAAGTGTGATTGCTCGCTGCAGTGCCTTGCAAAATCCATGAATTGCATGTAAATCCTGCAGTGCCTGCCCAGGTCTTTGAATTCGCCTGGCCATGTGTCAGGGTGCCCGTCATTGTCAATAAAGAATTATTTGTAACTGTAATGGTTACGGCTGTAATTAAGGTAATATCGGCCCAAACTATCCCCGCCGTGTTAAGTGTGCAACTGCCGTTTATATTCAGTAATGACCCTGTTGTTGTTACTGTCCCGGCTGTATAGGTCAGGGTGCCCGTATTGTAAAAGACCGTCCCGGAAATAACAAAGGTTCCGGCCGTGTTAATAGTGATATTATTCTGGACTGAAGCACTGGCACCCGTCCAGGTGCCTGATCCTGCAATTACAATATTTGTTGTACCCTGTATGGCTACCCCTATCGTAAAATTTCCATTGATAGTAAGTATGTTTCCGTTTAGTGTTTTTGTGCCTGTTGTCTGTGTAGTGAAATTGTTGCACGTCCAATTATCCGCAAATGTGATCGTAAAAGTTCCACTTGCCAGGGTAATACTGTTTGACCATTTCCCGTTAGAAGTCCAGGTGCCTGTTCCACTTGCAATAAGGGCATTTGCCCCCGCAATGGTCATGCCTGCACTAAATGTCACACTGCCTTGTGTAGTTAGTGTCTGGCTGAAAGTCATCGTACCCGTGTAACCTGTGCAATCAATACTTGCACAACTTTTCGGAGTTGTTTGAAGTGTGCAATTGGCTGCAGATAAGGACGTAAAAAATACGGCATCTGCATTTGTTGGAGTGGCAGCATCTGCCCCGCCCCCGTTCGTTGTACTCCAATTTGTCGAAGTTCCCCAGGCCCCATCACCCGTACTTCTATAAAACCTGTTTGCCATCTTTTAAGTCTTAGTTATTGTTAACTGTAAGATTGCCCTGGTAAGTGTGGAAACACTGTCCAAATTCCACCCTATTATATCCCCCGAATTTATTGAAGTTGTCCAGCCTGTCAGTGTAGTCGAACTTGTATTTGTCGCACTTGTCAATGTTGGCTTTGCTGATGCCGTGATTGTATTGGCCACTGTGGGAAAACTGGCTGATTTCCACACATCAAAAACACATGATCCCGATACGTCCCCCACAATCGACCACCCTGTTATTGTGGCTGCATAAGGCACCCTTACATATCCCTTCTGGCCTGTTGTTAAGATCGTACCCTGGCCATCTAAATTGACCGCTATAGTGGCCGTCACTGTGGGCAGATTCGCCACTGGCACCTTTGCCGATCCGTCTAAGGGCGCATATCCCCCCGCAATATTTCTGTTTGCTGCATTTTCAGGCGTAAACCCTAATGCTGCCTGCTTTGCATTCCATGTGGCTGATGATGATATATACAGGTCTGCAATGGCTGATCCATGCCAGGTGCCTGTTGTGATCGTGCCCAGGGTGACAATATTGGCCGATCCCGTAAAGGCTGCCAGCAAAGTGTTTACCCTGGCCGCCGTGTAATAAAGATTCAGTGACCCTTCAGGGACACTATCAGTCGATCCGGGGGAAGGACTGATTTCCGTATATACCGATCCCGTCCATCTGTATACTTTATTCGTATCTAAGGCAACATATATAATTCCAGTTGTGCCACTGACAGGAAAAGTGCCAGTGCCCGAATATTCTAACACATCATCGACATATGAAGGAAGTTGCGCCGCCGCTACCTTTCCCCCACTGTCTAAGCCGGCATAACCATTGATCTGATTTTTGTTCGCCGTATTTTCGGCTGTATATCCTAATGCTGCCTGCTTCGCTGTCCAGACGGCTGCAGATGCAATATAATCATCAGCTATCTGTGTGCCATGCCATATACCCGTTACAATGGTGCCCAGGGTAGTGATTGCCGCCGATCCCGCCCAGGTAGTAAGAAAAGTATTTACCCTGGCATTGGTAAAATACAGGTTCACTGATCCTTCTGATAAATTATCAGTAGTACCAGGCGAAGCAGATATTTCCACATAGGTACTGCCCGTCCAGCGATAAGATTTGTTTGTATCTAAGGCCACATAAATGATCCCCGTTACACCAACTGCAGGAAATGAGGCTAATACATCATACTCTAATACATCATCGACATAAGAAGGTAATTGTATGGCCGGGATTTGGGCCGCCCCGTCTAAGCCGGCATATCCCCCCGCAATCCCTTTATTTGCACTGTCTTCAGGTGTATACCCTATGGCTGAAGGTAAAAATCCTGGATCGGCCAGGATTTCTGTCATGGCATCAGTATTGGCGATCCCCACCGGCAGTCCGTCTGTGCTGGTAATAAAGGCTTCAGCAATATCGCTGTCTTCCTCTTTTACATAATAAATGGCATCAGCCAGCCATGTATCAGGTGTTGTATCTACCTTTAGAAGTTTTATAATGGCCATTGCATTTTATTAGAAAGTATTTAAAATTTAAGATCTGAAATTTGATAACTTTTACCATTCTGTGGCGTACCATTCACAAAGGATATCCAGTTCGCCCCCTGCCGCCAATTGCGCCGTACTGTAAGCAGTGATCTTTTCCCAAATTTTATTTCCTTCGCTTACCACTTCCACATTTGCGATCGAAAGGATTGCACTTTCATAAACTATCTCATCATTGTCCTTTTCGACCGGCCTTTGCCTTACATGCCTCTTAATAATCTCATATGCCTTTTGGTAAGTGATCTGCCTTTCTTCCAGTAAGCGGCTGCCTGAAGTCTGTGTGACCCTGGCCCAGGCAGGATAAGTAACCAGTAAAGTCTTTGTATTGCCCCCGGCCGTATCCTGGCCAAACAAATAACTGTTTATAATTATTCGCCTGTTCATTTCACTTAGTTGAATGATCTGTCCCATTATATTACCCTTGAATATGGTTTTAAAGTAAGTGTGGCCATTGGTGCCATCTGTGACAGTTTTTCACTGTCCCCCCTGTTTGCATATAACCAGGCAAGCTGCTGTAATATCCCGTTTTTGAAACGTAAAGGCAGGGTTCCTGATTCATAACCGGCATCATAAACGGCCTTTACATCACAAGTGTAATTACCGATCACCGGAAAGACATCATACTTTATATTATATCCACTTGTCACTGTTACCGCTTCATCATTCAGATTTGTAATGACAAGGCTATCAATATCCCTGATAGGGCCATAAGGCAAAGGCATTTCCCCCAGGCCTGCCCTTATCCATACTGAAACAGTCCTTTCAATCAGTGACATATTCAGATATCCTTCGCACATCTGCCTGGCCGCTGTGATCAGCTCCATAAGCAGTGCATTGTCTTCATCCACGTCGATCTTTAAATATTCCTTTGCATCGGCCAGGATAACAGGTTCATCCCCTTCAGCCGTGAATATTGGCTGATCCAGTAATAAGTTATTATTCATTCGTTTCAGGTTTTAAGTCAGGGGCCGGCTGTATTACTTCATTTCGCACATACTTTCTTTTCTTTCTCTTTTTGCCAGGTTTTAAGATGATCCTTTTTTCCCTGATCCCTTTCATTTCTTCCTTTTCCCTGATGTCATGCTCTGTTTTAATTTGATCTTTCATAAATTCTGTTATTCTGTGTAAGTCATTAAAATGATTCCTTGTAAGGCCCCTTTGTACCATTGCACTGTATACGTCCCTGTCTTCCAGGGTTTCAAATGTTGCCTTATATGGCTGCAGCCTGGCCTCTGCATATATTGCGGCCCCCCCGCAATTTTCCTGCAGCCCAGGCGTATTAGTGCAGATCACCG